AACGTGGCCGAGAACCTTCGCGCCTTCTGCGACGTCACCGTTCACTTCCCGTCTGAGCCTTACTCCAAGAAGACGCGCTTCTATGCCGAGGATGGGGTGACCCAGCTCATGCGCGTGGATCAGGACACTCAGAGCCAGCCCTACAAGGTCAACACGCCTGAGTTCTATTCGAAGTTCGACGCCATCGTCGTGTCGGACTACAACAAGGGCTTCATCACCCAAGACAACCTCTTGGCCCTCATCAACGCCTACCGTGGCCCGATCTTCGTTGACACCAAGAAAACGCACCTGAAGCCGCTCTCTGGCCCGATCTTCAAGATCAACAGCGTTGAGCATGACAAGCTGAAAAGCGAGCCGGACGATCTGATCGTGACGTGCGGCGCTGGCGGCTGCTGGTACAGGGGCGAGAACTTCCCGGCACCCAAGGTTGACGTGGTGGACGTCTGCGGCGCTGGAGATACTTTCCTCGCCGCGCTGGCCTACCACTACACCAAGTGGGGCGACATGCGCTCAGCCCTTGAGGCTGCCAACCACTACGCCGCACAGGCATGCACGCAGCCGGGTGTCTATGCGATACGTAATTGACATCGACGGGACGATTTGCACCCAGACGGCAAGCTCCTACCCGGACGCTGAGCCCTACGCTGACCGGATTTCGAAGGTCAACGCGCTCTACGATCAGGGCTGCGAGATCGTCTACTGGACGGCCCGAGGCATGTCGTCTGGCACCGACTGGTCGGAGCTGACGAAGAGGCAGCTGGATCAATGGGGCTGCAAATACCATCACCTGTGGATGGGAAAGCCTTCGTACGATGTATGGGTGGATGATAAGGCACAATGGCTATTCTAGGCTTCACCGCGTCGGCCTTCGACCTGATCCACGCCGGGCATATCTCAATGCTGGAGGAGGCTGCGTCGCTGTGCGACAAGCTGATCTGCGGCCTGCACGTTGACCCGAGCACCGAGCGGGTTGAGAAGTCAAAGCCCGTGCAGCCCCTGTCTGAGCGGTATATCCAGCTCTCAGCCATCAAGTACGTTGGCAGGATCATCCCGTACCAGACCGAGGAGGAGCTGCTCCAGATCATCGCCTTGGTGCGGCCCAACATCCGGTTCTTGGGCGAGGAGTATCGGGACAAACCTTTCACGGGTCGGGAACTCTGTGAGAGCCTCGGCGTCCACATCCACTACAACAGCCGGAGGCATGGCCTGTCTTCGACCCTGCAGCGCGCGAGGTTGGCACATGCCTATCCTGATCACCGGACATAGGGGCTTCATCGGCCAGAACATGATGGACGCGCTGCCGGGTTCCGTGGGCCACGAGTGGGGCGACGGCGAGCCTAACCTTGACGGCATCGACAGGGTTATCCACCTCGGCGCGATTAGCAGCACGGCATGTCGGGATTGGGATGCGCTCTTGCAGCAGAACGTCATCTCTTCCGTGCGGCTCATCACGGCCTGCGATGAGCGTGGCATCCCCATCCAGATCGCCTCGTCGGCTGCCGTCTATGGCCCCGACAACACCACCTTCGTTGAGACCGACAAGCCGCAGCCACTGAACCCTTATGCGCTGTCTAAGTTCATCGTGGAGAAATACGTTGAGCGGCATAACTGGTCGGTTCCTGTGCAGCTCTTTCGGTACTTCAACGTCTATGGCCCGCACGAAGATCACAAGGATCAGCCATCGCCGCACAGCTTGTTTCGCAGGCAGGCGGCCGCTGACGGCGTGATCAAGGTGTTCGAAGGCAGCGAGGACTTCCGGCGTGACTTCGTCCCGGTCGAGACAGTCATCGACACTCATATGCGCTTCTTTGACCTACCCCTCTCTGGTGTGTATAATGTCGGCACCGGAACGGCGCAGTCGTTCATGAATGTTGCTCGGCGTGTCGCCTCTGAAACGGGGGCGGAGATCCGGGAGATCCCAATGCCAAAACACCTGAAACAAAACTATCAGCCCTTTACTCGGGCTGACATGACGAAAACGTACAGCGCATTGGGGAGAACATAAGGGCTCCCTAAATGCTTAGGAGCCTGAGATGTTTGATCCCGTTAGCATTGGCATGGCCATCAGCGTTGGCAGCAAGGCGTTTGGCCTCCTCAAACAAGGCATCGCCGCTGGTCGTGAAATCCAAGACATGGCGTCTCAGCTGTCGGAGTGGGGCAAGGCTGTCTCTGACATCGCCTATGCTGCAGAGAAGGCCAACGAGCCTCCGGGCGTGTTCAAGACGCTGTTCGGCGGCGACACTCAAAAAAGCGCCATCGACATCTTCGCGGCTCAGAAGCAGTGCGAGCAGCAACGCAAGGAGTTGCGCCAGTTGATATCATACACCTACGGCAACGATGCGTGGCTGGATTTCCAGAACATTGAACGCCGGGTGCGTGAGAAGCAGCGCGAGCAGGTCTACCGTCGGCGGGAGATGATTGAATCGATCATGGATTTTTTGCTTTGGGCGGGTATAATCTTGGTCACAATGGTGCTGGCAGCCCTCGGCCTGTACTTCTGGGGCGTCTATCTGGGGAGGTGGTGATGGCACTTGAACACTGGGTTTGGCCTGTCTTTGCCATCGGCATTGGCCTGATCTTTTATTTTTCCGGGGACGGGTTTTACCGTTACCCGTGCCAAGACCCGGAAAACTGGTCTGCGTTGGAATGCCAGCCACCGATTTGCCTGCGCACTAAGAACTGCGCCGACGACCTAACTGGAGGGGTTGCACCTTGAAAAAGAACGATCCTGATTTTCTGGAAGCCAAACTGCGCTACTTCATCGGTGTGTCTTTGACCCTGATCCTTGGCGGCAGCATCTTCATCATCCTCTACTCGCTGGTGTTCGTGACCCAGCCTCTGGGCGAAAGTTCTGAAAACGACCGGGCACTTTTTGCCATCCTAACCCCAATTGCCAGCTTTATCACTGGCGCCCTCGGCGGCGTCATGGCGGCTGGCAACAACCGCAAACGCGACGAAGAGTCGCCTGCACAGGAGTCTGACTAATGATCGGCAAGATTATGAACATGTTCATGGGCCGCAAACTGAAAGAGAAGGCGGTTGACGCAGTGTTGGACAAGGTGAACCTGCCTGATCCAGTTGAGAACGCCATCAAGGCGGCGGCCACGGGCAACGTGGGTGATCTGCTCGGCGGCACGGGCCAAGACGTGGCGAAAGAGGCCGTGATGGATGCGGTTGCCAAGAAAGTACGGATCAGGAAACCGAAAAAATGACATTGCTGACCGTAGACCAACTGCGCGTGATGATCCCGACCAACAAGGAGGTCGAGGCATGGTGCGAGGAACTCAACAAGGCGTTGCCCAAATACGACATCACGACGCCGCAAAGGATTGCTGCCTTTACCAGCCAGTGCGCCCATGAGAGCATGGACTTCAACGCGCTGTCTGAGAACCTGAACTACCGCCAAGAAACCCTGCTCAAGGTGTTTCCGCGCTACTTTGGCCCCGGCAAGCGCAACGCAGCCGAGTATGCCAAAAACCCTGAGAAGATTGCGAACTACGTCTACATGGACGAGTTCCGCACATCAAAACTGGGCAACGTGCAGCCCGGTGACGGCTGGCGCTTCCGTGGCCGTGGACTGAAGCAGTTGACCGGGCGTGACAACTACAGCCGCTTCGCCAAAGATTACGACATGACCGCCGAGGAAGCAGCCGAGTGGCTAGAGACCAAGGAAGGCGCGCTGGCGTCGGCTCTGTGGTTCTGGAACACCAACAAGCTAAACGCCATCGCAGACACAGGCAACGTGGCTGCGCTGACCAAGAAAATCAACGGCGGCAACATTGGCCTCGCAGACCGTCAGGCGCGCTACGCCAAGGCTATGGCGGCCTTAGGTGGTAAAATCTCTGCTCCCGCTCCAAAAGCCGTTCCTGCGGCCTCTGGCGGTGTCCTGCGCAAGGGTGCCAAGGGTGACGCAGTCAAGCGCATGCAGGCCGCGCTTCGGATTAAGGCTGACGGTGACTTTGGCCCCGGCACAGAAGCTGCCCTGAAAAAATGGCAAGCCAGAAACGGTTTGACCGCCGACGGCATCGCTGGTCCGAGGACACTCGCCAAACTCCTCGGTTAAATGGTAGAGTTCTTTAACGCTCAATTTGGGGTATTCTGAATTGGGTTGCCTCTAACCGCCTTTCAAGGCTATAATTCCGCACACGGGCGCATGCTGCAACAGCCGCGGAAACTAAATCCGGAGTCCGCATGGCATACAGCATGACCTATGACAGCTTGTTAACGGACGTGCGCCGTTATCTTGAGCGTGGTTTCACCGCTGAGAGCGATCAGATCGTCTACGAGCAGCTGCCCCGTTTGATTACGTTGGGCGAGCGCCGGATTGCGCGTGAACTGAAGATTCAGGGCTTCATCCGCGCGGTGCAGACCCCGCTGCAGGTGGGCGTCGCGGTTTACCTCAAGCCCGATCGGTGGCGCGACACGATCAGCATGACCGTCAACGGCTCTCCGATCTTCGCCCGCTCGTATGAATACTGCCGCAGCTACTGGCCCAATGAGGCCCAAACCAGCGCGCCTCAGTTCTATGCTGACTACGACTACCAGCACTGGCTAATCACGCCGACCCCGGCCACCGCCCAGACGCTTGAGGTTCTCTACTACGAGCAGCCTCGCTTCTTGGGCGATGACTTTCAAACCAATTGGCTTACTGAATACGCTCCGGACCTTCTGCTTTATGCGGCTCTGCTTGAGGCGGCACCGTTCCTGAAAAAAGACGAGCGCATTCAGACTTGGCAAGGGATGTACGACCGTTCCGCTCAGGCTCTGAACGGAGAAGACCTGAAGCGCATCATGGATCGTTCGGCTAACAGGAGCGAAGCGTAATGCCTATCTACACAGATGTGTTCGGCGGCGCGAACATTTACCCCAGCGAGATCAGCTACAGCTCCGTTGCCCTGACGACGGACATCACGCTCAGCTGGCCCGAGGAGACGTCAACCAACGTCAACCTTGCCACCCGCATCATGGACGTTACCCCGTCCACCACCGGGCTGAGCATCATCCTGCCCGACGCCAGCAAGACCGGCACCGGCAATACCATCCTGTTCAACAACCGTGGCGCTAACACCTTTACGGTGCGGGACGCGACGGGCGTGCAGGTCGTCACGGTCGCGGCGGGCACATTGTGGCAAATCTACCTGACCAACAACTCGACGGCGGCTGGCGTTTGGCGCTCTCTGCAGTATGGCGCCACGACATCTGTTGCCAACGCCTCGGCTCTCGCTGGCACGGGCATCGTCGCCGTCGGCGCGCTCCTGAGCCAGTCGGTCCCGGTCACCTCGTTCAACTCCAACTACACCACTACGCTGGCTGACCGCGCCAAGATGTTCAACTGGACGGGCGCGGGCGGCACGCTGACGCTGCCGGACCCGGTCACGGTCGGCAACAACTGGTTTGTCTACCTGCGCAACTCGGGCAGCGGGGCTATCTCTGCCGACGCTCCCGGCGTTTCGCTAATCAACGGAGCCTCGTTCCTGAGCTTCCAGCCGGGCGAGTCTGCCATTATCGCCTGCGACGGCGCCAACTTCTATACCATCGGCTTCGGCCAATCGGCGACGTTTGCCTTTGACTACACCGTGATTGATGTCGCCGGGACGGGCAACTACACGCTGGTCGGCACCGAACTCAACCGCGTGGCATATCGCTTCACGGGCCTGCTGACGGGCAACCGCAACATCATCGTGCCCGCCACGGTGCAGCAGTATTGGGTCGATAACCGGACCACCGGCTCTTACACGCTGACCGTTAAGACGCCCGCTGGCCTCGGTGTGAGCGTCGCTCAGAACCAGCGTGCGATCCTTTATTCTGACGGCACCGACGTGCTGGACGCTGACACGGCAGGCGTCTCAATCCCTCTCGACGTCTCTCAGGGCGGCACAGGCGCGACCACCGCAGGCGCGGCGATTATCAATCTCGGCGGCACGTCGGTCGGCATCGGCGTGTTCACTGCCGTGGATCAGGCTGCCGCTTGGGCTGCGCTTGGGCCCGCGCCTGTGGGCACCGTCAACGGCGGGAGCTTCTAATGGTCGACACGACGATCGTCCTCAAGTCTAGCCCCGGCATCAAGCGGGATGGGACCAAGTTTGAGGGCGACTTCTACGTGGACGGCCAGTGGGTGCGCTGGCAGCGCGGTCTGCCGCGTAAGATGGGTGGCTACAAGGCTACGCAGAAATACCTGACTGAGATCAGCCGAGGCTTCAGCACCTTCTCGCAGATGAAGTATGTCTACTGCCACTCGGGCGGCAGCAGCAAACTTGAGCGCTTTACCCTCGACTCGACCGGCAACAGCTCAATTGTCACCGACCGGACGCCTGTTGCGGTGGCTGGCACCTGCACGGTCACCCTAACCGGCGGCGCTGCTGGCTCGGTCGACACCATCAAAATCAATGGCGTTGACATCATGTCGGGTGCCGTTGCGTTCACGACCGACCTCTCAACAACAGCCACCGCCGTGGCGGCGAATATCACGGCATTTGCTTCGACTCCGAATTATACGGCGGCTGCTGTCGGCGCTGTGATCACAATCACCGCCTCGGCCACTGGCTCTGCATCAAACGGCGAGACCGTCGTCACCTCAACGACGATCACGACGAGCAAGACAAACATGGTCAACGGGTCTGATGCGATCATCTCCAGCCCCTACAACATGTGGATGTTCGACTATCAGTACGACTCGTCGACCAACCAGAACTATCTGATGGCGCATGTGGCGCCGAACATGGACTGCATCTGCAACTCAGCAGACGGCCAAATCTTCTTCGGCGAGGTTCTCGGAACCGGCGACCTGCTCAGCGTGAACCTGCCGCCGGACGCCAACGCCACGGGCGGCATCGTATCGCTGCACCCCTACATGTTCTACTACGGCACCGACGGCATCATTGGCTGGTCTGTTCCCGGCGAGCCGACCAACCTGACCGACTTTGGGAGCGGCGCGGGGCTGGCTCGCGTCTGGGGCCAAAAGATCATCAAGGGGCTGCCGCTGCGCGCTGGCTCCGGCACGGCCCCCGCAGGCATCTTCTGGGCCTTTGATGCGGTCATCCGCGCCACCTTCACGGGCGGCGCTACGGTGTTCCAGTTCGACGTGGTGGCGACCGACACCTCGATCCTCTCGCCGGGCTGCGTGATTGACTACGACGGCGTCTACTTCTGGGCTGGGGTTGATCGGTTTTTGATGTTCAACGGCGTCGTGCGAGAAGTGCCGAACTCTATGAACCTGAACTACTTCTTCGACGGCTTGAACCGCCGGTACGCGACGAAGGTGTTTGCCTTCAAGGTGCCGCGTTACGGCGAAATCTGGTGGTGCTACCCGAAGGGTGACGCCACCGAATGCACCCACGCTGTGGTCTATAACGTCCGCGAGAACACATGGTACGACACCGAGCTGCCGAACCTTGGGCGCTCCGCTGGCCAATTTAACAACTCGTTCGCCGCGCCGATCCTGACCGGCGTTCAGGGCGACGCTGGCGACTACCGGGTCTGGGTGCATGAGCAGGGTGTTGATGAGATCGACGGCCCGAACATCAATCCGATCCAATCCTATTTTGAGACGGCTGACTTGTCGTCGCTGCCGCAAGGTAGGAACGAATATCTGCGCATCACGCGGATTGAACCGGACTTTGTGCAGAACGGCCCGATGACCGTGCAGGTCACGGGTCGAGCCAACGCCCGCGCGCCTGAAGTGGTCAGCAGCATCTTTACCTTTGTGGACCCCAAAGACGTGGTCGAGCCGCAGCAGCAGATCGTCATGCTCAAGGAGCAGCGCCGCGAACTCCGCGTGCGCTTTGAGAGCAATGCCGTGTACGGGGACTACCAGATGGGACAGATCATCGGGCACGTCTCGCCCGGAGACGGGACGGTGCTGGGATGAGCATTCAGGTCACTCTTCCGACGGGTATGGGGTTGCGCGACTGGGCGGACCAGATCGCTCTCGACCTT